CGAGGCTTCTCAAAGTATTTCCTTACAATGAAGTCTATTGTCGATGTAGCAACCGATATGATGCTCACAGGTCCGGGTCGTGGCTCTGCCGCAGGTTCTCTGGTAGCATACGCACTTAACATCACGCAAGTTGATCCTATCAAGAATGGTCTTCTGTTCTCTCGCTTCTTGCGGTCTGATGCAACAGACTATCCAGATATTGACTATGATGTGTCCGATAGTATGACCTTGAAGGAAAAGTTGGTTGAGATGTGGGGTGAGGACTGTGTTGCTCCGATCTCAAACTGGAACACTCTTCAATTGAAGTCTTTGATCAAGGACATCTCTAAATTGTACGATATTCCTTTCACAGAAGTGAATACCGTCACGTCTATTATGATGCGCGAGGCTACACCGCTTGCAAAGCAAAAGCACGGTATCAAGGCTGGTGTGTATGCGCCGACTTGGGAAGAGGTGATGGAGTTCTCTCCAACGCTGCAAAAGTATCTTGCAGCACACCCAGCAGTCAAGACACACGTTGAAGGTCTTGTTGGTCAGGTTCGGTCGTGCTCTCGTCACGCTGGTGGTGTGGTTATCGCGGAGAACTTGGACAAGAATATGCCCCTAATCAACTCTGGCGGCGTCCGTCAGGCTCCGTGGGCAGAAGGTCAGAACGTCCGACATCTTGAGCCGATGGGTTTCATTAAGTTCGATCTGTTGGGTCTTTCTACCTTGAAGATGATGGAAGGTGCGATCTACCACATTCTCAAGCGTCATCACAATATCCAAAACCCAACGTTCGCACAGATCCGAGACTACTACGAAAAGAACTTGCATCCAGATGTTATCGATCTAAATGACCAACAAGTCTATGAGAATATCTTCCACGCAGGTAAGTGGGCAGGCGTCTTCCAGTTCACAGAGTCCGGCGCTCAAAAGTTCTGTGAGAGAGCAAAGCCACGTAATATTATTGATGTGTCCGCTATCACATCTATCTATCGTCCCGGTCCTTTGGCTGCAAACGTCCACGATGAGTATGTTGAGGCAAAGGAGAACCCGCACTACATCAAGTATCTTAACGATGATGCACATGACATCACACAAGAGACTTTCGGGTTCCTTATCTTCCAAGAGCAGATCGCACTGCTTGCTCACAAGTTGGGTGGCTTGACGCTCGATGAAGGCAATATGCTCCGCAAGGTGCTGACGAAGAAGGGAACAGGCAAAGGCTCCGTGAAGGACATTCTGCACACGAAGTTTATCAATGGTTGTGTTGCAAACAAGATCAATAGAGACGAAGCACAAGCACTCTGGGATAAGTTTGAATACTTCTCAGGCTACGGCTTCAACAAGTCACACGCTGTGTCTTACTCTATTATCTCCTTCCAGTGTGCGTGGCTGTGGAACTACTATCCTGCCGAATGGATGGCTGCATTCTTGGACAAGGAGCCAGAAGCACGCAAAGAGCACGCCATCAACATCGCAAAGCAGTATGGCTTCTCTATCGCACCGCTAGACATCAACAAGTCAGGTATGGTGTGGGAGATCTCCGAAGACGGCAATACACTTATTCAACCGCTCTCATCGATCAAAGGTCTTGGCGAGTCAGCAATTGAACAAGTGCTTACCAACCGTCCGTTTATTAACGCAGAAGACCTTTTGTTCCGAGAAGGAGTATCATACAGCAAGTTGAATAAGAAGGCTCTTGACGCTCTGTGCAGGGGCGGCGCTTTGGATAAGATCGTGGATGACCGCTTCACAGGACGTAAGCACTTCTGGTCAACGTGTGTTGTGGATCGACCAAAGAACTTGAAGAAGTTCCAAGAGAACTTAGACCTTTATCGACCAGAAGGCGACTTCTCCGAGGAAGAGATAATTCAGTTCAAGACCGATCTCACAGGTGTCTTCCCGATCAACTTGGTTATCACACCACAGACGATCCAAAACCTTCAAGATCGGTTTATTCCACCCATCTCAGAGTTTGACCCGGATCTGCAAGTGTGCTGGTTTATTCCTCGCAAAGTCAACGAGAAGAAAACAAAGAAAGGCAAACTTTATTGGATCCTTGAAGTCATTGACTCCAACAATGAACTAACTAGAATTAGGTGCTGGGGCATTAATCCTGAAAAGGATCGAGTGCAACTTAACCGACCCTACATGGCGAAACTTGATTATGATGAAAACTGGGGGTTTTCTACGTTTGCGATGTGGCGGAACTTCAAACTTCTAGGATAATATCATGAACGTACTTAAAACATTTAGCCCACTTCTCAAAGAGCCGGCATTCATAGATGGTCTTCCGATCGTCGCAAGAGTCAATAAATTTGACGAAGCAACAGCGAGAGCATTCGCCGCTGCGGTTGCGAAAGCGCAAACCACAGGACAGCCAGTACTTCCTGTTGTTATTGATAGTTATGGTGGACAAGTGTATAGTTTAATGTCCATGATCTCAAACATCAAACACAGTCGCATTCCTGTCGCTACTATCGTCGAAGGTAAAGCGATGTCTTGTGGAGCAATATTATTCTCATTCGGCGCAGAAGGTATGCGATATGTGGATCCTGACGCTACTATTATGATTCACGAAGTGAGTGCTATGGCTTGGGACAAGATCGAAGAAATGAAAGCTTCAACAGCAGAAGCAGATCGCCTCAACAAGAAGATCTTTGAGATGATGGCTGAAAACTGTGGACATCATAAGGACTATTTCTTAGATATCGTTCACGAAAAAGGTCACGCCGACTGGTTTCTTGATGCCGACGAGTGCAAAAAGCACAACTTAGCCAACCACTTACACGTCCCAGAGTTTAAAATAGAGGCAAGAGTCAAGTTTGACTTTAAGTAGTTTAACATAGCCCTATTTATAGTGAGGGTTTTTCAATGTCTGCTACATTAAAATTAAGATGGCAAAGGTTGGTCAATAAGGTAACTTATCTTCACGAAGAGAACGAGTATCTGCAAGATATAATTGAAAAGTCTTCCGCAGAGTTCAACGACCACTACGATCAGTTCTGTAAGAAATTAGAAATTGATATACAGGAACTCAATGCACAGAACGAAGAAAGAATAAGAAGAATGTACGGCATCGATGATCGACCACAAGGTGTGCAGCAAACAACTCAGTTGCTCCAAGACATTCAGCAAATGATACGATATACTCAGCCTCCTGTATATACGACAGCAGAAGACGACGAAAACGACGAGAGCAACGAGGGAGAGTCACCGAACGAATATCAAATGACTCAAGACGATAAAGAGATGCACGAGTCATTTAATAAACTCTTCAGGAGACTGGCGATGGAACTACACCCCGATAAGTTGTCCAAGATAAAGTCAGACGAAGAAAGAAGAGACAAAGTTGAGAAGTTTAACTCTGCTAAACAAGCCCTCGACAAGAAACAATACCACGTTTTGCTTGAAATAGCGAATGAGTTGAATGTTACGACACCTAGAAACTACAAACAGCAAATAAGATGGATGAAAGCACAAATAGTAACCTTGGAAAACTCAGTACACGCAGCAAAGCAAACTTATAATTATCTTTTCTCAGAATGCGAAACAGAAGAAGAAAAAGACGATCTGGTCGCAAGGTTTATGAGACAACTTTTCGGAATAAACATACAAAAAACTGTTGACGAGTAAGAAGCTACCAGTTATACTTTATATGTTACTAAAAGGAGGGTCAATGTCTGACCAAAAGAAGCAATATGTTAAGGAGTATATTCGCAGCCTTAATGCGATTGAAGAGGCAATGGAGCCTTACAAGGAACAACGCCGCGAATTGCGCACGGAGTTCCGAAGCAACGGATACCTCACGACAGAGGAAATTCGAGCAGCGGTGAAGGCATACCGTTTGTTCAAGGGCAAGTTCGACATCGAAGAGGTGTACGATAACTTTAAGTTGTTTGATGGAAGTGGTGACCAATGATCATTGAATATGCTAAAGTTCGTTCGACTGCACACGAACCAGACCGTGCTAACCCATCGGATGCTGGACTTGATGTGTTTTATAGTCCAGAGGAACCAACTACGGTTGCTTTGCATCCCGGTGATAGCAAGATTCTTGGAACGGGATTGAAGTTTGGAGTACCGCATGGATATATGCTGGAAGTCAAAAATCGAAGCAGTGTGGCGGCAAAGAAATCGCTTCTTGTTGGTGCATGCGTGATTGACTCAGGCTATGATGGAGAAGTGTTCATCAATCTTCACAACGTGGGCAATAAGCTTCAGTGTGTTTCACCGGGTGATAAGATCGCACAATTGGTGCTAACCCCGGTGGTTCACTTTCGTCCAACGCTAGCAGAAGAGTCTGAACTATATGCGCACCCAATGACAATCAGCAATAGGGGTGATGGAGCCCTTGGAAGCACAGATGGGTAGATTTATTCTAGGCGACAGTCGCAGTTCACTAAACACATTACAGGATAATTCAGTAGATTGCGTCTATATGGATCCTCCTTTCAATTCAGACGCAAAGTATAGACTCAATCCAGACAGTAATATTGGATTTGATGATGTATTCAGTAGTAATTTGGAATATGTTGAATTGGTGGAGCCTATCGTCTTAGAATGTAAGAGACTTCTTAAAGAAAATGGTTCATTCTTCTTCCATATTTCTGCTGATCAAATGATGATACCGCTGGTGATCTGCGAAAAACACTTCAAAAAAGTACAGCCCATATTTTGGAAGCGTTCGCGATCAAAGAACAACGTCAAAACAAAGCTGGGCTCGACCGTTGATGTGATTTTGTGGTGTTCCAATTCTAAAAAGCCAAAGTTTAACATGGTCTATCAGCCGTTGGATGAGTATTACGCTGCAAACTCATATAAAAACAAAGACGCTAGAGGAAACTATGCGCTTGGGCACATTGTATACACGACTACTCAAAAAACCAAAAATGAGAACAGGCTATATTCTATAACTCACAACGGCAAGACCTATGCTCCAAAAAATGGTTGGCGCCTGTCTAAAGAAGATTTGTTGTCCTTAATCGAGCAAGACAGAATTCATTTTCCAAGTAAAGCCGGCGCTAATCCATATAAGAAGATTTATAAGCACGAATCTAGTGGAAAACCGTGTACCGATTTGTGGGATGATATACATTCTTTGGCTCAAGGTTCCGAAACAAGAGTGTACCCAACACAAAAGCCTGTTTCTCTTTTAAAAAGAATTATCGAGTTGACTACTGTGGAAGGTGATGTTATACTAGATCCAGTAGCGGGTTCCGGAACTACTGGTGTCGCTGCTTCTAAGTTGAATAGAGATTTTATTCTCGTTGATTTAAACCCCGATGCAATAGAGATTTGCAAAAAAAGAGTGAAGGAAGAAGGATAATGGCTTTTAGGACAGACGGCTCAGTACACTACGAAGGAATCGCCAACGAAGATAATCTAAAGATTAGATTAGAAACCTACCTTGCGAGACTACTTTGGCCAAACTTGGAAGATGACTTTACTGTAAATCACCGCGGTGGTACTAAATTTAAACAAGATGTTGAGGTACAAGATCAGAACAGCGTCAGATTAATTTCTGCTAAGCGTAAAAAAAGCATTGCTTCTGGATCATTTGATTACATTAACACAAGTCGACCCATTAATGAAGAAACAATCTTTGAACCAATCAGAGAACTTTCAAGGAGTTTGAGAAACGAAGATACCAGTGTCTCTCGCGCAAGACGCTTGTTTAATGAGACTGCCCATGGTGTTATGAGAGAAATGAGCGGCGAGACACTAAAGAGACTTTTAAAAGAGTACGTCGCGGATAAAAACGAAAACATTATGGTTATTATAACAGACTCAACTACTAATACGGATTATGCGTTTAATTTTAAAGACACTCCTCTGTATAACGCAATCTGCAACTACACGCCTCAGTTTAGGTGGGGTCGAGGCAAAACATCGGCAAAAATTGTGTTCCGTGACTCTCAAGGCGATGAACATGATTTTGGCTTAAGAGGTCGTTTGGTTTTGAACAATGGAGTAAGAGCGCTTCTCGGTTTAAGTTCAGCCAACAAGTCGTCTCAGGCAGTTTTTAAGGTCCAGCAAGACAAAGTAGCAAAAATGCTATCACAAATCCCCACACTACAAACTTTTAAGGAAAATCAATGAATAAAGAAACACAACAAACCATGTTCAGTTCCAAGACCGGAAACTGGGCAACCCCACAAGAGTTTTTTGATAAACTCAACTGGCGCTTTGGTCCGTTTGATTTGGATCCCTGTGCGTCTATCCACAACACAAAGTGTGCGAACTTCTACACAGAAGCGGAAGATGGACTATCAAAGGATTGGACAGGACACACAGTGTTCGTTAATCCACCATACGGTCGAGGCATCGAAGACTGGATCGAGAAGTCCAGGCTCTCTGCTCAACAAGAGAACACAAAGGTGGTAATGCTCATTCCAGCACGAACAGACACAAAGTATTGGCATGACCACGTTATGAAGGCATCAGAGATTCATTTTGTAAAGGGACGACTTAAGTTTGGAGATAGCAACAACAGCGCACCATTCCCCTCGGCTGTTGTGGTTTTTGACGGAGGGGAAGAACTTTGGCGTGTAGAAACTATTAATCGATAAGGAGAATAACAATGACCGAAGAAATTTTAAATGCAGCCATCACAAGGCTTAAATCAAAGGCTCTTGAGCAATACGGACTTCTTAAGCAGGCATACCAGAGCCCTGCTGATGAAAACACGGTGGATACAATTTGTCGCCATGCTCTCGCTCTCGTTGAATACGAAGGCGCAATGCTGACGCTACAGCAGTATGCTCCTGCGCTCAAGCCACAACCGGCACCACCTGTACAACAAGCAGCACAACCACAAGAGGCCCCGCAAGAAGAGCAAGAACCAGAGCCAGAGCCCACACCGCTCCGTGGCGAAGAGCTAGAAAAGAGATCATCGACGTACAGAAAGAGCGTCAGAGGAAAGAAGAGTGAACCGAAAACTAAGAAGAAGTCTGAGTAAGCAGACAGGCAGCGACAGCGCAGAAAAGATGAGCCAACAAGTGGCTTTGTTCAGCAAACTACCAGAACAATGTAGTGCGTGTGCAGAGCCATTTGATAAGAAAAACAAAGAGATGGTTAATGAATGGAATGTTGTCGTGCGTCAAGAAGTAGTGAGGCTGTTTTGTCCTCACTGCATCGCCAAAGCAAGGGAGGCAATAGAAAATGAGCGTGGATAGACTGTCGGTAGATGCACTAAACAAGATATTAGCGGGACAAGTAAAGGAAGACTCAACGTGTATAGTTAAGTTTTACTCGAATAACTGTCACTTGTGTCACGCACTACAAGACTATTATGTTGATATTTCAAATGACGAGAAGTATTCTGATCTGCATTTTTTCGCATTCAACATTGACGACAATCAAATAATAGAAAAGAAGTTGAAGTTCAACGGAGTTCCGACAATATCAGTGATCAAGACTTTCGCATCAGATCACAAGCCAAGGGTTAGAGTACTTGATGACCCGCCAGAGCCACAAGAAAAGACGTGGTACACTTCCAAGTACATCAGAGACTTTATAGAGAGAGAAAGATAATGAATGAATACTTGTCGTATGATGACGTGCTTTTAAGACCGCGTTACTCGGACATTCGCAGCAGGTCAGAGGTTTCGATCTCTACCGATCTAGGAAAGGCAGTTAGGCTTGACTTTCCTGTGATAGCATCTCCAATGGATACTGTTTCAGAAGCAGCAATGGCTTCCGCAATTGGAACCCACGGCGGAACAGCAGTTGTTCATCGGTATAACTCACCAGAGGTCGAAGCACGCTATGTGTCTATGGCGCGAGATCTGTCGTGGGCAAGAGATAAGCAACAAATTGTTGTTGGCGCTGCAATAGGAGTGACTGGCGACTTTATGGACAGAGCAGTGAAGGCACTGTCCGCAGGTGCTACATATCTTTGTGTGGATGTTGCTCACGGGCACCACATTATGATGAAAGAAGCACTGCAAAAGTTGAGGCAAGAGTTCGGTCAGGATCTTCACATTATGGCTGGGAACGTCGCAACTTTGGAAGGCATCAATGACTTGGCTGACTGGGGCGCTGACTCGGTGCGATGCAACATCGGAGGTGGGTCTATCTGCTCTACTCGTGTTCAGACTGGACACGGAGTGCCGGGACTGCATACGATCCTTGAATGCGCCAAAACAGACAGAGACGTGAAGATCATTGCTGATGGCGGTATCAGAAACTCTGGCGATATTGTAAAAGCATTCGCCGCAGGTGCTGACGCTGTGATGGTAGGTTCTTTGTTGTCTGGAACAGATGAAACCCCCGGAAAGGTGCTTGAAGAGTCAGACGGCACTCGCTGGAAAATGTATCGTGGTATGGCGTCGAAGGAAGCACAGATCGGCTGGCGTGGAGAATACTCATCAAACGAAGGTGTTAGCGCAAGAGTTCCTTATCGTGGATCTGTATCAAAGATCTTCGAGGACTTAAAGAACGGCATCAGGTCAGGACTATCTTACAGTGGTGCTCGCTCTATTTCCGAGTTTGCTGCGGTAGCAGAGTTTATGCGTCAAACAAACTCTGGCTTATCCGAGAGCGGAACTCACATCAGGAGCCGCTCGTGGTAGAAGACATCGGAGAAATAGAATACGGCAAACTTACAAAGAAAGTTGTATTCACAGAGACTGACCATCGCCACGCACAACTTATCATAAGGTTAAAGCACGACGATATAAAACAGTCAGACTTTCTGAGAGCAATGATAACTGGATACTTAAAACAAGATGAAAGAATATTAAGTTTTGTTGATGATCTAAAAACCCAGTCTGTTAAGAAGCGAACAAAGTCAAAGAAGTTGATACAAAAAGGAAAAGAAATAATGGAAGATGCTGGGTTTTCAGAAGACCAACTTGAAGACTTGTTTGACTTAATAGCAGAGGAGCATCCAGATCTATGAATAGCGATGGGTTAAAGGCGTGCTCGCGAGTGTGCTTGGAATTAAATGAAAGTTGTCCGAATGATGATTGCAGAATGTGGATAGACTACGAAGACGAAATGAACTGTTCACTGATATCTATCTATCAGAACGGACCAATGACTTTAAGGCAAGTTGGAGAGCGTTTGGGAATTTCATTTGCAAGAGTGAAGCAAATTGAAGAAAGCGCACTAATTAAGCTGAAACGCAGAACAGACTATGAGTAAAATTCATAGACTTTGCAAAATAACAAACTATTTATTATTGACTCATTTTCAAGGAGAATAGAAAAGATGGCTCAAAAACCCCTGTTAACCGAATCAGAGATCCGCAGCTTTATGAAACTGGCTGAGTTGCGTCCCATCGGTGATGAAAGAATTGCAGAAATGTATGGACAAATGCCCGGTGCTCGTGATGAAGAGGAAGGCGAGGAAGAAGAAGCCGGAATGGAACTCGATATGGGTGCCGAAGAAGAAGAGGCTCCTGAGATGGACGCCGAGATGGACATGGACATGGATATGGGCGACGAGCCTGCTATGGACATGGGAGCCGACTCAAAGATGGTTTCTATCGAAGACTTCATGAGCGCACTTGAGTCCGCATTAGAGGACATTACAGGTGAGCCAGTCTCTACCGAGATGGATGGAGAAGAAATGGACATGGGTGCCGAGGAAGAGGAAGAAGCCGAGCTTCCAGCACCAGAGATGGACATGGAGATGGGTGCCGAAGAGGAAGAGGAGCCCATGATGGAGCAAGAAGATCTCGTTAACGAGGTTGCTCGTCGTGTCGCTGCTAGACTTCAAGCACAAGACAACAAAGACAAGATGGTCGATGATCTCGCAGAGAGAATCATGAAGCGTCTTGCAAAATAGTTCTTGACATTCTCTTTACAAACCATTAAATTAACCACTGGGAGACCGGTGGTTATTTTTTAGGGGACTTATGGATATTTGGTGGCTACACGCACTTGTTTTTATTTTTGGTTACGTAACCTGCAAGACGTTTTACTTTTTGAACACAACTCGCATATCATTAAAATTGATAAAATCAAGTCGTATCATCTATTTATTGATGGCTGTTAGGGCAGTTGAAAATTACCTTATGTCCCAAGAGATAATGAAGAAATATTTAAAAGAAAGCGAGCAAGACGATAAGACTTTAAAGTTGTTTGAAGACAAGTGTGAAACAGAACTTCAACACTTTAAAAAGCAAGTTGTGGATCAATTGCTGCTTCAAACACCAGACGCATTCAAACCCGGCTTGGAGTTTGGCGACTGGACTTCTGCGATGGCGCATCTTCAAAGACATAAGACAGAAGCTCTTGAATTTTGGAGGATGAGTTAATGTTAGACAAACTTAAAGATTTGATTGGTATCAAAGAAGCAGATGAAGGTCAAGTGGCTGACCAGAAGAGAGCCCAACAAATGGCGGAACTTGAAAAAGAAATTGCTCAGGCGCTTATGATGGAAATGGCTCCCCAGCGCAAAGAGCCAGATCTGCGCAGCATTGGCTTGTTTGCTGATGTTTCAGAGGAGCGAGTCGCTGAACTTATCCACGCAATGATTTACTTAAACGAAGTAAACCAAGTAAACAAAACCAAGACTCCGATAACTTTTTATCTCTCCACGTATGGTGGCTCTGCGGATGATATGTTCGGCATGTACGATATTATGCGAACAGTCCGCGAGAACACCGAGATCCATACTGTTGGTCTTGGTAAGGTTATGTCGGCAGGCGTCATTCTTCTTGCTGCCGGTACAAAAGGCAAGCGCAAGATCGGTGCAAACTGCCGCGTTATGATTCACTCTGTTATTTCAGGAAACCACGGACCACTCCACAACCTCATTAACGAGATGGAGGCAGTGGAACAAATTCAACAAATGTATATTGACTGTTTGGTTGCCGAGACTAAGTTAACCAAGAAGCAATTAAAGAAACTGCTGGAACGCAAGGTCAACGTTTATTTAACGGCAGAGGAAGCCGTAGAGTACGGCATCGCAGATATTATTATATAGGGAAGTTAAAATGGCGAATTATCAAAAAGACATGTTCATTGAAGTGAGAGAGAAAAAACAAGCATCACCAGTACTCACAGAGTTAGAGGAAATTATTAACGCCGTCACTAAGGTGGTCTATGATAAATCTGTTGTAGTAGAAAGAGAAAGTAAGAAACCACAGAAACTTACCATCGACCTCATCCCCACGTTGCCAATCACGGAGATTGGTTGGGGTTCTTTAGCCACCCCCGATGGTGAAGGCAAGGAAGTCAGAACTGCTGCCGGCCAAGATTTGGCGCAGTTTCTCAATAACATTGCTCCTGGTGGAGATTTACGAGCTAAGATTGAGGCTCTGGACGAATATTACCAAAACCCAGACCCAGCCGAGCAAGGCGATACTCCGGGCCAACAAATCAGTGCAGTAATTTCTAATCTGGTTTTCTATAAAACGCTAACAAACATTATTACAAACTTTAACGCATCCTCTGCTGGTTTCTCGTTTGAGTCGTTTTTGGCTGTTCTTTTGGATGCAGAAACTGGACGCCAGATTCCAGCTTCAGCCGCCGCCACCATCGCTGATATTGTGGTTGAAAAAGGTGGACGCCCTATCTCTTTAAAACTATACAAAGAAGGAGCACTAAAGGTTGGCGGCTCTTATAAGCAGTTGGTTGAAGATCTCACCGGTCAATATCCGACCATGGAATATGTTGTTGTTACGAAAGACCTCAAAGGCTCAGGGCTTGAACAAACAGGTAAGTTAAATTTTTATGGTTTCAACTTTACTAAGGATAACTTCTTGGATATACTTGCGCTCAAACCAAAAGAACTAGATCTAGTTAAGATACCTTCTGTTTTTGCCGAACCAATCGAGCAACTTGAGCAGAGATTACAAGAATCGGGAGATTTAAAAGATTTCTTATCAGTCCCAGCACAGACATATGTAAACTTAGAGCCCATTATCTCTGGCTTTGTTGATCAGGTAAACGAACTTGCACAAGCAGCCGGGATTGATCCTGCTAATATTAATATAGAAGCAGAGCTAGCTAATATTATAGACATGAAGACTGGCGAGTTAGAAGCCAATCCAAAATATCGCTTTGGATACTTCCAAGGCGATCGAATCCCTAGAGGCATCCTCAAGCAGATGATTGATCAGATGAATTTAGAAGGAAAAGAACCAGAAGCCGTTGTGAAAATTATAGACGCAGCTTACGGCAAAGCAGTTGCAGCACGCAGGACTGCTGGTGGAAAAGGTACAGCGCGCAAAGAAAAGTTCAAAGAATTAGCATTTATGCCCAAGGGAAAATCTTTCAAGAGACTCAAAGAGATTCAACAGCAAGGTTCTCCAGAGTTGTTTGAAATGGCTATGAAATCTACAGAAGGTTATCTTAGAAACAAACAGTTTGAATTGTCTAAAGGCGATCTCGCTAAGTTGGGCACTATTCCCAATCAAGACGACCTTTTCCCTTATGGCCAATTTGGTATTGGTGTTATTAATATTGGCGCGCAAGGACTACAAGACATGTTAGACGCATCCATTGGGGCAGTCAATGACTCGATTTTCACTATTTTTAGCGACTTAAAAGATCTTTCTTCCAACTTGAACGCTTATGTTGCTGGCGGGCTTCAAGATGATAAGCTAGCTGTAGATGCTAAGGACGATGCGGAGTCTATTGCAGCCGGCACTGAAGAAGTCAGAGATACTGATAAATAGTATTTGACATTTCATACAAAATTGATTATAATAAACACAACTTTGAGGTACTAATGGGTCGAAAATACGACGATAATCAATCATTACAACAAAAAATCATGAACGGCGCAAACAAGTTAGCAGACAATGTTGCGTCAACGCTTGGACCGAGAGGTCGCAATGTTCTGCTACAAGAAAAGGGCAAGAACCCCTTCATCACGAAGGATGGCGTAACCGTAGCACATTTTGTGTCTTTGGACGATCCATTTGAGAATGCAGGCGCAAGCATCATCAAGCAAGCAGCCATTGAAACAAACAGCACTGCTGGCGATGGAACAACCACGTCTACGGTCTTAGCGAGAGCAATACTCAGAGAGTCACAAAAGTATCTTGCAAGCGGACTGTCCCCAACAGAGATGCAACGAGGCATCCAACTGACCGTCAAGGAAGTCACAAAGAACTTGCGAGAGATGGCGAAGCCAGTAACCAGTATATCAGACATCGAGCACGTTGCGACTATCTCGGCAAACAACGACAGAAGCATCGGAAAGTTAATTGCGATGGCTTTTGATCGTGTTGGACAAGACGGCTCTATCACTATTGAAGAGTCGCGTTCAACAGAGACTTCCTTGGATGTTACAGAAGGCTTCTCGTTCCACGCTGGCTTCACTGCTGGCGCTTTCATTACAGACGAGCGCAGAGCAGTCATGAACCACGAGAACCCGCTTGTGTTGGTCACAGACTACAAGATAAGCACCGTAGAGCAGATCCTTCCAGTGTTGGAGATGGTAGCGAGAGAAGGCAGACCGCTTGTTATTGTCGCTGACGACATTGATGGACAAGCACACGCCGCTCTCATTATGAACGCTATGCGAGGCACAATGAAAGTCGCAGCGATCAAGGCTCCATACTATGGAGAAGAGCGAAGACAAACACTAGCAGACCTTGCTATCTCTGTCGGTGCTAACTTTATCTCTCGCGAGTCAGGAAGAAAGTTGCAAGAAGTGCAAATGGTTGACTTTGGAACCTCTAACTTTGTCGAGAGCACAAAGAACTCAACTATCTTTGTTGGCGGCAGTGCTGATGTAGAGCAAGTAGAAGAAAGAATAAACACCTTGAAAGCAGAGATAGAAACCACAGAGAGTTTAGAAGAGTGTGATGCTATCCAAAAGAGGATCGTCAGGCTTGCATCTGGTGTTGCGGTCATTCGTGTAGGCGGAGCAACAGAAGTAGAAATGATCGAGAAGAAGCACCGTATTGAAGATGCTTTGGAAGCAGTGAAAGCAGCGCAGGACTCTGGTATCGTGCCGGGTGGTGGTTCTACTTTGCTGAGAGCATGCCAGAAGTTGTGCATTACAACCGATAACGAAAATGAGATCGATGCTACCAACCTTGCAGCAGGAATGGCTGTCGTAAAGGCTGCATGTTTTGAGCCTGTTAGGCAAATGGCTAGGAATGCCGGCAGTTCGCCAGATTTAGTGGTGGAGCAAATTCTAAATGCAGACCAAGGTTTCGGTTGGGATTTTAGAGCAGATAAGTTGACAAACCTTATGGAAGATGGTATTATTGATCCAGTTAAGGTCACACTTTCTGCCCTTACTAATGCCGCAAGTTGTGCGGGCACGCTGATTACAACTAACTACGGCATCATACAAACGGAGAACGAATAATGCAGCAGGGAGATTTAGTATACATTCCATCAGAAGTATACCTTTTTGATAAGAATAATTTCATAGCAAACAAAACAGAGAAACCAATTATCGGCGTCTTTCTGGGAGAATCCAATAGGCCGTCAGCGCGCCTGATAAAGATCTTTGCGAGAGGACAGGACGCAATGGTAGAAAAGAAATACGTTTACCCAATGCCGGAGTGGTCATGGCGCTAGTCAAACTTACAGAGATATGTCAAAGCAACACTTTGACAAGCAACAGAGAATATTCTTTACGAGAAGTATTCGTAAATCCAGAACACGTTGTTATGATTCGTGAAGAGTCAAGGATGCAGCAACTAAACGAACAAGGTGTGCTTCCAAGCGACTTGTCCAAGTCGCACCAGTTCACAAAGTTGACGATCAACAGAGGACAAAGCGGAACAGAAATTATTGTTATCGGCTCACCAGAGATGGTCGAGAGCACATTAAACCAAAAAAAGACACTTATTAGAGGATAAAATGAGTAACCAAACACCAAGACGAGTAAATATTCAGTTTTCAATAGAGTTAGACGAACTTCCAGCAGAGGTTTCTCGTCTATTGCAAAAGTCAAGCGACCATCTGAGCGAAGCCTCAAAGACCTACAGCAACATCGGTCGCAACGACAACAACCTTACATCAGAGACTTGGGGTGAAATTGATAACATCCGTGTGTCTTTGGCGAAGGCTGATCAGGTGTTGGATGATCTACAAAACATCATCGCAGGATACGTCAAGATGAAGAGCGATCTTGTGCAACCACAAACATCTGCGCCGGTTCAACAAGAAGAACAAGAAATGCAATCGCCATTCTTGCAAAACCACCCAGATGCAAGGCAGGCAAACAGCAGGGCTCCATTTAGTAATCCAATGGCTGCCGGCATGCCACAGGGAATGGACATGAATAAGATGCAAAACGATGTAATGAGTATGATGGCGAACATGCAGCAAACATTTGAAGACTCTCCCGAGATGTCCGAAGAAGAACAACAAGCAGCGGAAGTATTAAAGAATAGAATATCTAGGTTCATGAACAAGCAAAATGAAAACGCCAATAAAACTACCTGATAGAGAGTTTAAGGCACTATCATCAATAAAGAAGTTGTTCCCCGAGGGTTCCTATATACATTCTTTTTTATTGTATAATGCCGGACTTGAAATACCGTTGTCTGCCGATGGGCGATATGTTATCGCTCATACTAACAGATATTCTATATATGAGTTTTGGACTTGCTTAAATTTGAACGCAGAGCAAGTCCAGAGAGTGGTACAGCATTTCGACAACATACAGGACAAAAACATATTTCACTTATTGCAAGAGAATTTGCCAACATACCCTGATCCGTATTTGAGGGCTGGGATGTTTTTTTTACTGAATAAATATTCGAAGAGCGGGTACGTTTCGAGAGGAGAATTTGAACCAGACAGCCACAATCCTCTAGCTTTGGCTAATTTGCGAAGAGTTTCTTTCGACAATTTTATGGTAATGTATAACAAAGAGCAAGATCTTGTAGAAAACATGAAGAATATAAAAAATAGATGTGATTATGTCTTTGTACCAGTGGGAGACTTTTCTTTAAACTATCTTAAAAACAAAGAAGAAGGCTTTAACAGTTTAGCATACGATCAAACATTTGTAGATACGAAGGCTTTAAAAGAGTTTATAACTCAAACCGACAAGAAGACAGCATACCTGTACCACTATAACAAAAGCGTAGACAAGTTTTTCGACGGACAAGAGAAGTATTTAATCGATCAATGGGGTAGGCCCACAAACGACAAGTCACGAGCAAAGGAGATTATCGTTGCCAACTTTTAATATATTATTCGCGTGTTTCTTATTTGCGCTCGGACAGACGCTTGGCTGGTTCCAACTGAACTCACAGTTTGTGTGGGACTGGTGGAAAGATAAGCCACTACTATCAGCGATGTTGTTTTCCATACCGACAGGCGTGTGTTTTTGGTATGGTATCAAGTTGTGCTACCAAGAATGGGGAGAAGTATGGGGACCAAGGTTTTTAATCTTTACAATGTCCTATCTTACTTTCCCGCTGTTAACTTGGTGGTTTTTAAATGAGAGTATGTTCACTGCAAAAACCATGCTGTGTGTGATATTATCATTTATAATTGTCGCTATTCAATTATTCTGGAGATAAAATGAGAAGAGTAGAAAAGCCTTGGGGCTATGAGATTATTTGGGCTGAGACTGATAACTATGTCGGCAAGATGCTCCACATCAACGCTGGTCACCGACTATCAAAGCAATACCACGAAGTAAAAGAAGAAACCGTATATGTGATCAGTGGTGTCCTTTACAACTACGACGAGAACGATGCTATCCAAAAGTTCACACCCGGACAGTCCTTTCACGTTAATGTTGGACAAGTCCATCGTTTTGGTGCTAACGAGACAGCAGTAGAGATTGTAGAAGTTAGCACGCCACATCTAAACGACGTTGTAAGATTGGAAGATGATTATAAAAGATAGCAACTATTTATAGTGTTGGAGAAAATAAATGGACATTTCTACTAGTAATTGGTTTGGCTATCTTCGTGAAGAAGTATTAACAGAAGGCTTGCGAGACATCGGACTACCCGAGTTTGTTATTGACTACTTGGAAGATGCAATGGACAATGCTTCCGAGAAGGCAAAGATGTATATCGCCAATAACTGGAAGAAGTCCTATGGACGAATGTCTGGCGCTTATACTCCAGATAACCTTAAATACGAAGTG